TAACGAAAAGCTGTGCAGACTAGCTAATGATATGGAGTCCAGTATCAACATTAGGCTTGGGCGCTCTGGTGTCCGCTGGGCGGGAGACTAAATGAACGCATACGAATTAGCAGATGAATTGCAAGACTTACATGGTCTTTATTGTGAAGATGCCGCCAATATGCTTCGCCAACAAGCAGACCGCATAGCAGAGTTGTCAAAAAATGTTGATGAACTAGAAGAAGAATTGCTAAAAACACCACAAACAAAAGAGTTAAGTGATGAGGAAATATTAGAAATAGGCAATGCAGTTACAAATCTTATTGATTCCAATGAAGGCTGGATTGAATTTGCTAGAGCAATACTAAGAAAGGCACAAGAGAAATGAGTGCTTGGCTGATTATCGTTACAGGTCTGATTTATGGCTACATAGCTGTAGAGCAAGGACTCAAGGGTAACGTGCCTATGGCGGTGGTATATAGCGGGTATGCTTTTTCAAATTGGGGCCTCTACATATTAGCCACTAAATAATCACCGCATGAATCACCGCATAATGTGTAACATTTGATACATAAACATTACCATATGTATACATAACGTAACATTTTTATAACTCTAGGGGATCAAAGCCCATAGACTGAGATACAGCAAAGGCACGAGAACGGAACACCTTATCATGCTTTTGCCATGCAGCGGTTGACGTATTCCACCGACTAGCGTGAATCATCTCGTGAGCCATTGTCCGAATGACTGTATCCAAGAACCCACACCTTGCTGCTGAGATAGTAATGACGTGTTCATACTTGTCAGCCCCATCATCATAGAGAAATGTTCCCATGGTGTCAGGATCGTGATCCACAATGAACTTTATCTGCTCTGCTAACGGCATATCCCACTTATCAAAAGGCTCACAGATGACGAGCATCTTATATATGTTTTTGAGAATAGTGGATGTCAGTTTCATACTTTCATTAATTGACCACGAAAATAAATTAGACCCTCATCCTCGTTGATAACCTCTGCCAGCTCTGGGGGCATGAGTTTGCCGTTGATAAAGGTCAATACTGCAAAACCCGCTCTCCAGTTGACAGGGTTGTTTTCTGTATACGCAAACTGGTTATCCTTAATACAGGCCATCGTTCCAGTATCTACCCCATATCGTGTGCCGGTGTAGTCTGTCCAAGGGGTTATCTTGAGCGAGTGTAGGTGGCCAGAGACAAAGCTCGTGCCTGACTTCATCGTATTGTTGTAGACCGCATGGATTCCGTTATGCCAGCGATGTTTAATCATGCAAGTCTGATTAACCATGATAGACCAGTACCATTTCCAATGCGGGGTGTGGTCAGCAATATCAAAACCCTTGATGCCCTCGTACTGAGGTAGGATGTTAGACAGCTTGCCTGAGAATCGTAGGTCATGGTTACCAATCGTAATCATTAGCTTACAGCCAGCTGGGCGCACAGCCTCAATATCTCCGAGTCTTTCTTGGATCTCATCTAGCTCTTCTTTGACTGTGGGGCCTTTCTGCCAGCCAATGCGGTGATGCGCTGAGATACTAGCGAAATCCGCAATATCTCCATTGAGAATCACAATCTTTGGTTTCAGATACTTTACAAATTCAACAAAGCCTCGGTGAGCTGTCGTAACGTATTCTGGGTTGTAGTGGCAATCAGAGCCAACTAAGATGACACCATTGTCGATGGTGACGTTAGCTTGCATCTGCTCATCAGGAATATAAATCTTAGGCTGGCCAGAGGGTGACAGAGCCTCTAGAATAATGCCATATTTATTTTCTATTATTCTGCGCCTCTTCATAACATTGCGATTGCTAAGACCAATAGCCAAACTCACCTTTTCGGGGGATTGGTGTTCTTTCCAAGCCGCAATAAATTCTTCGTCACTACACGCTTTTCGTACCATGACATACCTTATAATGATAAAGTTAGCTTATATTAACTGAAAAGTGTTAAAAATCAATGGCTAAAACAAAAGAGATGTCAAGTAAGCAGATACCGACTACTGGTATTAGCTTAGATTTTTCCAAATCCCCAGAGGTTTATAAGTTCCTAACGAGCAATGCATTCGTGCGTGGGATGATGGGTCCAGTAGGATCGGGCAAGTCATATGCTTGCGCTGCTGAGGTGTTTATCAGAGCCATTCAACAAAAGCCCTCCCCTATCGATGGTGTCCGATATACCCGTTTTGTCATTGTACGCAATAGCTACCCCGCACTCAAGACAACCACAATTAAGACGTGGCAAGACCTTTTCCCAGAGAATACCTTTGGGCCAATGCTCTATACCCCACCCATTACCCACCACATCCGACTACCGGCAAGGGATGGAGCTGCGGGTCTCGATTGCGAGGTAATCTTCTTAGCACTTGACCAACCGAAAGACGTTAGAAAGCTATTATCCCTAGAGCTAACAGGGGCATGGGTTAACGAGGCACGAGAGTTGCCCAAAGCTGTAATCGATGGCCTTACACACCGAGTAGGTAGATACCCTACCAAACGAGATGGTGGCGCTAGTTGGCATGGCATCTGGATGGATACCAACCCAATGGATGATGACCATTGGTGGTTTAGGATGGCCGAGAAAGAAAAGATGACAGGACCATATGCTTGGAAGTTTTACAAGCAACCTGGCGGGGTTATTGAAGTCGGCAAAGACGATCTGCCCGAAAACCCAGAGGCCAATGACTGCATCTTCTCAGCGGGTAAGTGGTGGCAGTTAAACAAGAAGGCTGAAAACGTAGCCAATCTACCGGCTGGATACTATCAGCAGATGCTCTTGGGTAAGAATCTAGATTGGATCAGATGCTACGCAGAGGGCAAATATACCTATGTCCAAGAGGGTAAGTCGGTTTGGCCTGAATATGACGATAACCTCATGTCTGGAGAGACAATTTTAGACAACTCTGTGCCGATCCAGATTGGTCTTGACTTTGGTTTAACCCCAGCTGCGGTGATTGGGCAGAGGTTGCCTAGCGGTAGGTGGCAAGTAATTGATGAGATTGTTACCTTTGACATGGGATTGGAGCGCTTTGGCCACCAGCTCGTGGCTGAAATCAACGCAAAGTACCCAGGAATGCAAGTATTGGTGTGGGGCGATCCGGCTGGTATGGCTAGAGATGCGATCTATGAGGTAACGGCCTTTGACTTTTTAAGGACTCTTGGCCTCAAGGCACAGCCAACCCCATCAAACGACTTCAAGGTTCGCAGAGAATCCGCTGCTGCGCCCATGCAACGTCTTATTAACGGCAAGCCGGGGCTAATGGTTGACAGCAAATGCAAGTTATTACGCAAGTCTCTAGCGGGTGGATACCATTTCAAGCGGGTATCAGTCGGCTCTGGTCAGGAGCGGTTTAGGGATAGCCCAAACAAAAACGAACACTCTCACGTTGGCGATGCCTTTGGATATCTCTTGCTCGGTGGCGGTGAATACAAGCGGATGACTCGCCCAGGAGACGTGTCTTCTAGGACTTTTGTTGCCCAGACTGTGGCTAACAGCGACTTTGATATATTCTCAAGATGAAAGTGACTATACCCTACGAGGTATTAAACGAGGAGATGCATCCCAAGAGAGGGGTGTTTTATCTGCCATTCGTTATTGACCACTTTGACCAGCTCGATACCACCCAGCCAGAGCTGTTGGCTGTGGCTAGGGGCTATGACCTCAGATCCATGATATACAGCCAATCCATGCTTGGTGCAGCGGTTACCGCTTTCTACCGCAATAAACCGATAGCCATCTTTGGAGTTGTATTCTTTTGGGGTGGAGTTGGCGAGATGTGGAGCATCTTTGATAATCAGGCTAGAGAACACCCAGCATCCATGCTCAGATGTGGCAGATCCTTTGTAGATATCGCAACACGATATCTCAACTTGCATAGATTGCAAATAACTGTTAGAACTGACGATATTCGGGCAATACGTTATGCGAAAGCATTAAGGTTTGAGACCGAAGCCGTTTTAAAGATGTATGGCCCTGACAAGTTCGTGGCGGTAGCCGTATGTTGCTATCCGATACACGTTTAACCCCAGAGACAGGCATTCAAACGCTTGGCTCTAACGAAATGAAAGTGAGCTAATCATGGGTGGAGTATTTGGAGGCGGTAGCGCCAAAGCAGTTGCATCACAACCAATGGCAGATGCAGCGGAAGCAGAAAGAAAAGCAGCGGCTCAAAAATCACAAGCAACACAGGCACAGGAAGAGGCTGGCGCAAAGATGCGTGGCGCAAGACGTAGAGGCCGTCAACTTCTTTCTGATTCACGTCTAAACCCAGAGATGGGTATGCAAGAAACACTTGGTTCCAATCAAAACCTATAGAGGATAGATATGCCAGATACAGATAAGATGCAAGCCAAAGTTGCCAAAGTAATGCGTGAGTATTCCAAAGGAAAGCTCAAGTCAAGCTCTGGTCAGAAAGTAAAAACACCAGCTCAGGCAAAAGCAATCGCTATGTCTGAAGGCCGTAAAGCTGGGGGCTACTAATGAAAGAAGTCTGGGATAAAGAAAGACCAAAAGGTTTAGGTAAGCCTGAGAAGTTGTCTCCCATGCAGAAGGCTGCTGCTAAAGCAATGGCCAAGAAGGCGGGCAGACCATATCCAAATCTTGTAGACAACATGAGAGCATCTAAAAAATGAAAGTAGAACTATCGTTTGAGTTTGGCGAAGACCACAAAGGCATGGGCGAGGAAGAGAAGAAGCCTATGGAGTTGACTCCTTTCCAAAAGAAAGTGGCTAAGATGCTTGCTCAAAAGGCTGGCCGTTCTAAGCCAAACGAGATGGATATGTACAAAGCATCCGAGCTAGAGGATGAAGAAGACTAATGGCTATCATTGTCCAGCGGGAGTCTGATAACACCAAATCAATATTTGTTACACCAACATATATTGATAAGGATGGCAATCAAGTTGTTGCCGGATCAGAGAAGCCATTTGTTATGGCTGACATTAACCATATCAGATTGCATGAAGGCAGAGCCTTTTACGCATATTTTTTAAATGGTGATGCAAACCAATTAGCTGACGATGCATCAATCGATATTGCTGTTGCTTGGGCTACTGGCAAGTATCCTCACCTAGTATTTGATGTTAAATGTGGCGGTGACGCAGAGTTTACTATTTTTGAAAATGCAACTGTAACTGGTGGCACATCGTTTACA